ATGGATGATGATGATTATTACCCACCGACTCGTATTAGTCATGCCGTTCATATGCTAACTACTTCTTCTTCCAACGCACTTATTGCCGGTTGTTCGCGTTCTTATATCTACTTTTATTTAACCAAAACCTTCTTCCAATCTAAAAGTTTTGGCGAAGGGCATTCTACCAACAATTGTCTTGCGTATAAACGTGCGTATTTGGAAACCCATTCATACGAATACGGTTTATCGCGAGGAGAAGAACCGAGTTTTACAAATAATTTTACAGAACCAATGGTTCAATTAGATCCAATGAAGACCATTGTTATTTCTGGGCATAGACAAAATACAGTTGATAAAGAAAAGATTTGCTATTCGGCACAATTTACTGAATTATTTGCTCCGATGATTACAGAATATATTCCATTACACTTTTTATTAAAATTAGAAAGTATTTTTATAAATATGTGATTTTCATTAAGTGAAACGATATTTCTTCCCCTTCAGGTAATCTATATTTATTCTATTTTTTTAATATCAATTGCACTCACACTGTTTATATATTATAATAATAATTATAATATATTTTTTAGTATATATTTTTGGTATATTTTTTAGTATATATTTTTATTTTTTCCTTTATATTTTTTAGTATATTTTTTATTTTTTCCTTTATATTTTTTAGTATATTTTTTATTTTTTCCTTTATATTTTTTATTATTATACTTCTTGGTTTTATAATATTTTGTGCCACCATTAGATATATTTAAACTAGAATACGCTGGTGGTTCTCCTGTGCCGATGCTATTTGGTAAATTTTGTGGCGGAGGATACTCTATTCGTGTAGTTCCATATGGTCTACGTGGTATTTGTGCAGGTGGTTCACTTATATTAGAATTGTTTGAATCATATTCATCATTTACTGTATGTCTTCGATAAGATAATGGGTTAATCAACCAGTCTAAATCGATTTTGAATTGCTCATATGAAAAAACAGAATTAATTTTGTTCTCAAAAATCATATCTGGTTTTTTTTCTATACTTGTTTTCCAAAAAATAGCAGTTTTAATTATATTCCATCTTTGTAAACGGGTGATATGTTTACTTATCGCATCTATAGGCAAAGGAGGGAAAACTTTTTCGTTATAAATAATATTCAAACGTTCTTTTTCATCCGCATTTTCCGTTTTGGCATATTTTTTACGTAAATCGATTAATTCCTTATATATTTTTGAAATTGTTTCTACATATGATTTTGCTTGAGATTTGTGTTTTTTTTTATTTGAACGCGTAATGCGATTAAACGCAGACCGATAACTGGGTGGATCTTGTGTATTTCGTTGAGTACGTCTTGTAAATATATTAACCATATGGAAATGTTTATATAATATGTATATTTTATATTATATAAAGTTATGCTATTTAAATCTATTCCGTCTTCTCTTCTGCCATCTTCTCTTCTGCCATCTTCTCTTCAACTTCTTTAAGAGCATCCAACATGTCCTTAGGCAACTCACGCACCTTTGCAACATTGCCGAGACCATGATCTGTATTTTTACTTGTAACAACATTGTCGCCTTCAAATAATTCTTTTCTCAAATCAGCAACTGAAATATGTTGTTCTTCTCCATGTTCATCAATGTCTTTCACACTAACCAAATTCCCATCTTTATCAATTGTTTGAGTGAGAACATTTCCACTTTCAATTGCTTTCTTCTTATTGTCTTCCATTGCTTTTTCTTTTGATTCCTTGATTCTTTTATCAAATTCGACCTTTGCCGATGTTTCATTCTTGGTTTTTTCATGCATCATTTGATTCAATTCATCTTCCATATATTCAACTCGCCCGGTTTTATAAGATTCTGGATGAAAAGGCATCCACATTCCAACAGGACCAACATAAACATCGTGATTTGGATCAACTTCTCTCAACATTTTACAACGCATTTCGGCTTCTTCTTGCGATGGATAACTTCCTCGAATCTTAAGTCCACGTATACTAGTTTGGAAATTGTGTTCTTTGTTAAAATCGTCTGACATTTTCTCTTCATGTACATCAATAAAGTTTTTAAAATCATCTTCTACCGATGCATTAGTAATACTTTCTTTTTCATCCTTACAGAAATCTTGCAAATCTTTAGAAATATCATCAATATTCAAATTATACTTATATGAAAGAAAATTCAAAAATTGATTAAATTTCTCAATTGATTTGTTCATTTCCCATTGTTTTAGGAATTGTTGAAAAAAATACATTTCTTTTTTTTTCAAAATTTTTTCAGGAGAGATAAAAGAGACACATACAAATTTTTGACCAGACAATGGTTTATCTTCATCTAATACATCTACATATGTTGGGTTAACTGTACCATCACTATTATTTTTATGTGGGAAATTATTTTGCGAATCACTCATTTGTATAATTCATAATAATAAAAATAGTTTAAGTAGTTTTTTGTTTTTATTATAAATATAATAATATTTTTTTTCTTCTTTAATAATATAAATATTATGTTAGGTATAGACGGAAAAGAATTAATTAAAAGAGCTATTAAATATTTAGTTGAAGGTTTAATGGTTGCTATCGCAGCATTTGCAATCCCTCAACAGTCTTTAAAAATCGACGAAATTGCATTAATTGCACTTACTGCTGCTGCAACCTTTAGTATTTTAGACACGTATGTACCAAGTATGGGTGTGAGTGCTCGTTCTGGTGCTGGATTTGGTATAGGGGCAAATTTAGTAAATTTTCCTGGTGGATTTTAAATAGTATAAACTAATTAAATATGAATAAATTATCAATTAAATATAATTAAATATATTTAATTGATTACAATTATATAGTGGGTATATATTCCCACCCTAGTTCATTACAAATTTTTTTCCATATTTGATCTTGTTCTATTCGTTTTTCTCTATCCTTTAACATAGGAAAATAAGGTAAAAAATGAGTTTGATTTAATAACTCACATAATTTATAGACTGTATAATAATAATTGAGAAAATTTACTCTGTCATCTGGGCAATATTTCGCATATGGACCTTGTATATCCATGAACAAATTACATAACATTGTTTCTAATTCAGAACTCATTATAGGGGGTTTAATTCCTAATTTATCTTTTATAAACGGAATATGTTCATAATATTTATTATATCCTAATTTTTTTAAAATTTCCTTTGTTCTTTTATTATTTAACTGAGATATATCGACTCTTTCTTTTTTTATTTGTTGTATAATATTCTCTATAACTTCATCTGGGATTTGAGTTGTTTCTTTTGCTTGAAATTGTGCTAATATTTCACGAAAATGATTAATACGTTTATATGCATAAAAACATACTTCTTTAGGAGGTTCTTTGTAAGATGGTTTTTCATTTTCAACTAAATACTTAATACTAGTAGAACATATATTACAAATAAGTATTCCTTCATAATCAACTGCTATCATTTCGCCTTTATTGCATGAACTGCATATATCAGTTTCATTTACAAAATGATTAATATCTATAAAACTTTCATCTACATTGCTCATATAAGTTTGTATATTTTTACGATTATTAAATAATTCATTGTCTATAATATTAGTTTCATCAGGTGCTATTTTAAAAAAGTCATCTAATAATGTTGTTTTATTATTTCCATTTGCAATTTTTTTTTTATTTTCAAAATATTCAAAAATATAAGAAGAGTTATTAAGCAAGTATTTTTTTTCACGTTCTTTTATTATTTTTATTTGATTATTTAAATTAATAATTTTATCTTTAATATTTAATTGTTCATCGATTGATATTTCAGGAGATTTTTTTAAAATTCGTTTTAAACGTTTTCTTTCAATTGTTAAAGCAGGAAGACTTTCTTCCTTTAATACTTTAAATTCTTGTGTTATTTCTTTATGTTTAGTATCAATTGTTGTTATATTTTTTTTTGATATAACTATTTTTTTTATATTTTTTGGTTTAAAAGAAGGCATTATATAATTATAATTATATAATGTTTGTTTAAGCAAGATTTTAATAATTTGGTTTAGAAATAATTAATGTTTTCTATTCTATTGCTAATATGGATTTGAATTTAAATATGGACTATAATCAAAATATTGATTTTATTGAATTGCAAAAAATGTCATTTATATGGAACGCATTAAATAACGATTGGACTGTTAAAAAAAAAGATGGTAAATTTTATTTTACAAAAAAACACGAAGGAAAAAAAGAAGTTTATTTAGAAGCATATTTACAAAAATTTATAGAATCAAATTTCCAAAAATAAATATTAAACTAATTGATATATTTATACATTTATACATACCATAACTTATAATAAAGTATTTATTTTAATAGTTATATTATTACATTTATTTATTTAAAATTAATATTTTGGTTTTCAATAAATAATTTTAACTATATTTAATTTATTTTAAGGTTATTTCGTAATTTTTTTTTCTTTAGCAATAGTATAACACAATGGGAGGAGGATTAATGCAACTCGTAGCTTACGGCGCTCAAGATGTTTACCTTACTGGTAACCCTCAGATTACTTTCTGGAAGGTGACTTATCGTCGCCATACTAACTTTTCAATGGAATCTATTGAACAAACATTTAACGGTCAAGCCGACTTCGGTCGACGAGTCACTTGCACCATCAGTCGTAATGGTGATTTGGCGTACCGCACCTACCTTCAGGTGACTTTGCCTGAAATTAACCAAGATATGGCTGGAACCAGCGATAAAGGTGTGTGGGCACGATGGCTCGACTTTCCCGGTGAGCAAATGATCTCCCAAGTTGAAGTTGAAATCGGTGGTCAGCGCATTGATCGCCAATATGGTGACTGGATGCACTTGTGGAATCAACTTACTCTTTCCAAGGAACAGGAACGCGGTTATTACCGTATGATTGGTAACACTACCCAACTTACTTACATTACCGACCCCTCTTTCTCGCCGGTTGATGGACCCTGCGAATCCACTGCTCCTACTCAAGT